TCGAACCTGTTGGCTGGAACGGGGTACGATCGGGACCACCCGAAAGACGCCAGTCGCTAACCGACAATTCTAACTGGCCACCCGCGACTTCACCGAGACGAAAACGGTTTTACGGAACACGTGAACCCGCCGGCATTTAACCGACGTTCGGAGAGTTGCAGCGTGGACGGCACCTAGTTACCTTGGCATGATCTTGCCTTGGACCACTAAAAGCTTCCGCCCACCGGGTCGGGACAGAGCCCCCATCTAGGGATAACCTCCCCGGCATTGCTCCCCTAATCCACGCTCTCGAGGGCTATATTTCAACTCTATCGCCCGAGAGAGCCCCGCCCAGTTCGGACGGCTTCGATTTACAACGAATCGGATCCACCGTAGGCGGCCCAATCAGTGCTTGAAAAAGATATAACCTGCAAGCGCGAAAACTGCAGGTCGCCAGGCACCCACACCCCCTCACCACGCCTGATACGGACCCGCCCGAAGACGGATTCGTTAGTCCTCGAATTAACCCACCTCCAGGCAGCCTTCCTTGACATCTTTAGCATACGTAGTACACGTTTACTAAGAAGGCTCCCGAGGCCGTAAGGGGAACAACCGCTCATAATTGACCTTAAGCGGTTTTCCTCCGAGAACTCGGAAGGATCAAAGGACGAAAACCAAGCGTGAAAAACACACTCGGACGACCAGAGAGCTTCGTAGTGCTTCACCTGATCGGCGGAGAGCCAATGACGACTCACACGCTTCCATCCTGGCGGGAGCTCCCCGATCGCAAATCGAGGAAGGGGCTTCTCAACTACTTGTTCAAGGTAGAAGAGTTCCCTGTGCCACAATCCAACAGCATGTAGCACCTCCCGCCCCACAGCTAACCCCATCTCTCTTGTGAGGGATCTCCGGCACGCGAGCACCGGCTTCCGATTATGGTGCAGGAAGAAAGCTTGAACTAGTTCCTTCCTGTGACGACCAAAACCGGAATACGCTGAATAGAACCTACCATTCAGCGACAAGATTCCCTCGCTTAACGTTTGCGTCTTAAAGATCGCCTGGGGCCGGACAAATCCGACATCCCTTGCTCCCCCTCGGCAACTCCAAAAAGGAGTAGAGTTAAGGGTGAATCCACGGGAGTGGACCAAGGTCTTACCCTTACTCAGCGTTAAGCCCCCCTTATTTACACCACGCTCCCAAGCAGAAAACTCCTCGGGCGTCGCACGAAAAACGATATCGTCGCCATTGATCCGGACGGGAACTTCCCGACGGACACAATACCGAAACGTGATGTAATTTATAAGGCACAAGAGAGGAAAAGAGGTCAACTGCCCCATGAGTTGCCCCCTGGCTTGAACCAGGCGTGCACCATCTACCTCAAGGACCGATCGGTAGATCGATAGTGCATGCTCGCGTATCCCATAGGGGACCGTCGATGAGCGAGCCAACAACTCAGCCAAGATCGTTACTTGGAGCTCGGAATTTAAATTGTCCGTGGCTGATTCGTAATCACCACTGACGAAGACCTCCCCCTCGACTGGGGTGAAGTCTTCGAACCGCCGAGCCTTCGCATCTCCTCGTAACAACCAAGGTTGTCGGGACAAATGGGTGTACATAGCGTGGTGCAGTGGTCGAAGAGCATTATCGACCCTGGGGGGGATCGATATGATTCGCCACTTACCACCGGTCTCCACTGCGCACACCCTCGAAGCGCCACGTTGCCTGGGCACCACACTCTTGAGTACGTAATTGACAAACTCAGAACGTTGCTCTCGATGCATGGTGTCCACCCCTCGGCAACCTCCTCCCGACCGCGCACTCTCGTAACACGAGGTCCGCGGCAAGGAGCTTGTCAGACAAGCATCCTGATAGGTCCTATCCCACCCGAAGGGGAATAGTTTCCGGACAGTTCGCAATGCAAAGGCAACGAACTTCGGATCCGGAGGCTCCTGAGCTTGAGCCATCCTCTCAACATACTGCCCGACGTGGGGCTTCGGTGTTGGAATTACCTTCCGAAACAGGAATAATGAATGCGCTAGTCCTAAACGACTTTGCGCAGAAAGAGTACGGCAGCACTCCCTCCAGGGGTGACTCCGTTCACCCTCAATCAGTCCAGTACAGAACTTTTTGAGGTCGCCGTGATCGGTGAGTTGAGGGCGCGTTAGTTTCAAGCCATAGCAAGATTCTAACAACCCCACAAACGACTCGAACCGACCGTTCACGGAGGTGTCTGACGAACCTGTGAAACTCAAAGAGATATCACTCACAGGCACCCGCTTTACCATTTGCGTATAATGGTGGAACTCAG